CTCCCAATCGATCGCTGTAGGCATAAGCTTCAGCATCGTATTGTAATCAGATTTACCGATGTCCTGATAAGGTGCCTGTTGATACGTATGCTCACTGAAGGGCAGGAAGGACACGCCAGACATCTCGTCGAAGTGCTTGTACACGAAGGCACCTACCTCGAACCACTCGTCAGACTTGACGTTGATGGTCACAGAAGGTTTGTGCTCACACCAGTGACGCTGGTACATCAACCACATCTCTAGCTGCTCGATTGCAGTCAGGTCAGCAGTGACTACAGCATCCTTCGGTGCCTTAACAGGGAAACTGAAGACTGTCGTTTGATCTGGCTTGAACGCTTCAGGCTCGTTAGGGATACCTTGGTCGATCATGAACTGTGTCATGGGGTCCTTGTTATCGCCACGAACAGTTCGGATATAGTACTTACTGTGACGGGCGTGAATACCAGAAGCGCTGTCCACGAGTTGAGAGACAGTACCCGAAGGCTTAACACAAGTAATAGCAGCAGCAACAGGAATGCCAAGGCGGTCAGCCCACTCTGCGTTTGTAGCCACAGCAACAGACTTGAGGTGTTCAAGGGTACTCTCCAATCCTTTGTTCTTAGCTGTCATCATAGGGTTATCCATGATGCCTGTCAGAGACACACCAAGTAGACGCTCCTCTTCAGTGTTATCCGCCCACTTCTTACGAAGGTAAGGGAACTTAGTGTACGTAGACTGGATGGTGCCTAAGATAGTAGCTAGACGAACCTTCTCAGAGAGGGAGTTGATATCGTCAGTAGCACGTACTACACACTCCGTTAGGTTACAGAATTGTGCTGGACGTAAAATGATCTCGCTGCACGGGTTGGTCCCGAAGTCGTGGTTAGGGTCACGTCGTCCATTCTTAGTTGCTTGCTCCTTAGAAGCTTGGCGATTAAAGACACCACGCTCACCTGAGCCACTCTCTGCTAGTGACATCCACTCACGCATGAATGACATAGCATCAGGCTTCTCTGTGTAGGCCACTGAGTTGTTAGCCAAGGCACGTTGTGGATTGTTCTCCCACCACTGTCCTGACTTAGCGTGACGCATACGGTCATCACTCAGATTGCTCAAGCTAATCATAGCAGATCGACGTACACCGCCAACGACTACAACCTCACCAATCTTACACATGATGTCGTGTACCTCAAGAGAGGAAAGCTTACGACCCTGCGCACCTTTGAATGTGGTGATAGCGAAGTTGAATAAATCAATTAGAGGTGCTGGACCAGATGCTCGACCACCAAAGGTCTTGAGTGGTGCTCCAGCTGGACGTACACGCGACACGTCCCACGTAGGAACCTCGCCTGAGTACAGTAGTGCGATAAGTTGGCGTAGAGCCTTAGCCCAACCTTCCTTGCTATCCTTGACTACGATGTTTGTTTCGCTCTCGAAGAGTTGTGGTACTTCAGGTAGCTTGCTGACGTATTGACGCTCAACTGAGAAACCAACGCCTGTGCCACACAACAAGATAAACATAGCTTCGTCGAATGCTTTGATGTCGTCTACAGCTAAGTAGCTGCAGTTGTACATGCAGGTGTTATCGCGGTTAGCTGCTGGGCCAGCTGTCATCAGTGACCGCATCGAAGGTGTGATCTTCATACCCAAGATAGCCTGTTCGAGTTCGTTGTAGGTAGCCTTATCGACCTTATCGCCTACGATATTAGACATGAAGCGTTCGATGGTCTCAGACCAACTCTCACGTCCCTTACCATCTACGTACTTAGCGTAACGTGACTTGTGAATAAATGACTGGTAGTCTGTAGGTAGTTGATTGCTCATTAGCCGCGTCCTCGCATTGTCTTGTCTTCTTCTAGCCATACCATACGGTCAATATCCGCACGGTTTAGGCTAATGTCTTTTAGTTCTCGATCACTCAGTTTGTTGAGTGCCTTGATTGTGTTTCGATGCTCTGATCGTGTTGTCAGATAGTTCATCAGTCGCCATAAATAGTTCATCGTGAATCCCCTGATCCTTTAATTTTGTTTCGAGCCTTACGGTCCTCAAGTTTTTCTATGTTCATCTTCAAGATATCGTGTAATGTGTAACCATACACACGAGCCAACGCAGTAGCGTAGAACAATACGTCCCCGATCTCCCTAGCTACGTCAGATGGTGATACCTTTGTGTCGTCTCTTATCTGCTTCTTAATCTTCTCTGCTACCTCACCAGCTTCACCAACAAGACCTAAGATGTTCTCGATCTTGCGGGTGTCACCTGAGGTAACAATCATTGTCTCTACCCACTCGTTGTAGGTGTCCCAATTATCAATCTCTTCATGCTGAAGCATCTTCTTCCTCCTTGATTAGCCATTCTAGGTAGACTTGGGCCTTGCGGAGGTCCTCCAGTCCATTCTTGTATCTCCAGCGATGTAGGTACTTAGCGATGTTCCCGCGTAGGTAACCTATATATTCTTCGCTGGTCTCAAAGTCTCGTATGTAATCTATACATTCGATGTTGCCTTGCCCATAGTGGCTAGGACTGTTTACGTTATCAGTCATTCGTGTCTCCTAGTGCGTATCTGCCCAAGAGTCACCGATATCGGCGGAGCCTCTTAGTGGGATACGGAATTTTAGATATGTTGTTACATCGTTGAACGTATCTTCAGCAATCTTTGCCACACCTTCAGCGATGTCCGTGTCGCATTCAATCTGCACCTCGTCGTGGACGTTGAGTACAAACTCGTACTGCTTACCCACTGCGTATTTATTGGAGAGGTTACGATCAAGAAACACTAGGTAGTACTTCATGACCAAGGCCCCTGCCCCCTGTAGGAGGGTGTTTAACGCAGAGTGTGATGAGCGGATGTGGTAAGGGTTACCGTCGAGGGCTTTGAGTGTGCCGTTGGCCTTGTACGCATTGCCTACAGCATCAACCAGTCGTTTGATTGCTGGGATTTGCCTAAAGAACTTATCTTTAAGCGTCCTTCCAGCCTCAGCTGTACCGTTGATAATGCTTCCGATCTTAGCATCTCCCGCTCCATACAGGAACGCATAGATGAAAGTCTTGGCATCGTCTCGCGTTGGTAGCCCAGCGCCTTGTTGGTTGAGTGTGTGGATGTCAGTGCCGTTGTCTTTGTCTCCTTCGTCAACTGCCTTGGCATACTGCCCATTGTCGTACCTAGCCATATAGTGACTAAGCGTCCTAAGTTCTAAGCCGTCAGCATCGCATCCTACGAGTTTCTTACCTTTAGGTACGCAGAACAGTGATCGTGTCTCATGGCCCTTGTAAGCCCTTCCTGAGGGTACCTGAGCCATATTAGGGTTGGAGTGCGTACAACGACGACTAACGGCCCCTAGTGTGTTTACACGGCCTCTGATGCGACTGTCACTAGATACCATCTTCATCCAAGCATTCTTACCATCGACCAACTGACCTCGAAGTTTCACAACGTTGAAGTAATGAGCTAATACCTTACCCTCTGGGAAGTCCAGTTCGTTCAGTATCTTTTCATTAATCATTGGTGTACCCTTCTCAGTGCATTCCTTGGGTTTCCACCCGTAGACCTCTGAGAGCCACCTAGCGATATGCTGACGACTGCTGGGATTAAACACAACGTCTTGGTAATAGCCCCACTCGCCTTTGTCGTTGTAGTGACAGCCCATAGCCTCTTGGGTCAGTAGGACCTGAGACTTTGTACCGTCCTTCTTGACTGGTACTTTAGGGTAGGGCTTAGGAAACCACGTCTTGAGAGGTGTGAAGGTCTTCATCAACTCAGCTTCTGCAATATCAACCTCGTTAATGAGTTCGATATGTAACTTCTCAGCTGCCTTAACGTCAAAGTACACACCGTACTTCTCTTGGCGACTAATGATCTTAGCGAACTCCTGTTCGAGCCAGATAGCTTCTTCAGGAATGTTTCTATCAAGTAGCTTCTTATAGAGAGCGTAGGTTACCTCACTGTCCTGACGACAATAAGAAACCATTTCCGCTGTTAGTTTCTCCCATTGCTCGATGTTATCACCAAAGTCGCCTTTGTATTTCCTGAGGCGGTAGCCCCATGACTTTAGGCTGTGTGATCCCTTAAGCTTTGGAGGGATAGTCTTGCGGTTTGCGTCGGTAAAGCCGATGTTAGGATATGCCAGCCGCGACATAATCAAAGTGTCGTGGCAAGGGGTTGTGATTGGATACCCTAGTTTCTCCATGGTAGGCAGGTCGAAGTTGATGATATTATGGCCTACCACTAGGTCCACTTCGTTTAGTATTTTATGACCCTCCTCAAGTGTCCCGTCACTGCCCTCAATGGGTCTACTAGTGAACACCTGAGTTGGTTTGTCGTCGATCTTGATACTTACACAATGAAGCTTAGTAGCCTCTTCGTAGAGACCGTTCGACTCGATGTCAAAAATCGCTACTGTCATCTGTGTCTCCTGTCTGTTCGATCTCAAAGTCCGTCTCAGTTTCGTGTACAAGTCCTGTGTCACGATCATAGTGGAACCCTACTGTACGTCCTGTAGCGTTACCTGAGAAGCGGTCTTTAAGAACACGTATGAGGCCCTTGTTCCTCTCGTCTGCTTCTTCGTGCAGCGTGTTACGTTCGATACCTAACATTGTGTAGGACCAACGCATGATCGCTCTAGAACCAGTAAATTGATTTTGCTCTGTCTTACCTCCAGCCTCATGAGAGGCCCCTGTCTTAGGTGGGTTGAGGTGAGATACAAGCAGTATCCAGATGTCTAGCTCTTTAGCCAATCCAGCTACCTCGCTCATGAGTGCGTCTAGATTACGACGTTCATCAGCTGCGTGAGAGTTAAGGGCTGTAAGGTTATCGATATAGAAGATGCGACAACCGTAGTTGTAGGACATGTACCTAATCTTCTCGCGTATGACTTCCCAAGTGTTAGCACCAAAGTTGTCAAACATGAATAGATTACCGTCCATAGAACTTACGGTTTCTTTAAGAGCGTCTTTATCTATTTCGATATTCGGTAAGTGATAGTGTTTACCATCAATTTTACCAGCTGTACGTAGCAACGTCTCTTTTACGCTTTGTTCCAACATGAAGGTAGCGACTGACCATCCTTGGGATATGTCATGTGCCATCTGTGTCATCACAAAGTCAGTCTTACCGACACTCACACCAGCACCTACAGTAACGACCTCACCAAACCGACGCCCATAGAGCATATGTGTGAGTCCGTCGTAGGCATACGAGAAACCTACCTCGATAGGCTCTGCGATTGTATCCAGCATATCCAGAGGCGTGACGATATCATCAGGCTTGTAGCGCTCTGCGTTGTAGAACGCTTGGATCACACCAGCCTTGCCCTTGTACTGTAGGACTTCGTTAGCGTCCTTGTAGTCTGGGTGACGAATGATCCGAAGCTTATCAACTGGGATTAGTTGAACAACATCGTTAACGGCTTGTCTACCTGCATCGTCGTTATCGAACCAGATGTAAACTTCCTCGTACCCTGTGATCCACTCGATGTGCTGAGAGACTTCCTTCTTAGCGGAGTTAGCTCCACCTCGTAAGGAGATTACGGGATACTTACCGTCGGTAGCTGTTGCGTATGAGAGGGCATCGATCTCGCCTTCTGTGATTACTAACTTCTTGCCTGTGTCACCCCAGAGGGACTGACCAAACATCGTAGAGGTCTTTGCGTCCCCTATGAACTTGAAGTCTTTGTTAGCATACCGCAGCTTTTGGCCTACGACCTGCTTATCTTTGTCAAAGTAGTTAGCGATCTGGACTTTGTTGCCGTTACGGTCAGAGCCGATACCGTATCTGAATTTTTTGCAGATGCTTTCAGGTATCTTTCGCTTAACTAAGTCTTGGTAGTCGTAGGTTAAGAGGTCCATAGATACAGCCTTGTTGCGTGGAGGTACACTAACGCTGTCATCCTCTCCTTTGGCCCACTTACTACAGGCAAAACAATAGCTAGTGCCGTTAGAGTAATAAGCATTGGCGTCAGAAGAACCACAGCTAGAGCACTCACCATGATGGAGGAACTCGCTTTCTGTCTGTTCATAATTCACACTCATCGTCCTCTTCTAAACCAAGGTAGTGATCGTAATGGTCGTGGGCTAGTTGATTTGCTTCAGCATAGTCCATCCAGTCGTGTTCGTACATGAACTCAGAGCGGAGGTTGTCGATGATCTGTTTCTTATCAAACATTCTTGCATCCTTCACATTGCAGGTTGTTCATGTCATCTACGTAATCGAGATATTCCTTGAGAGAAATACCGTAGTGCGTAGCGTCTAAGATATCTAGTTCGAGCTTGCCAAAGTTAGTCATCGTCCATCTCCTCTATCGTAACCTCACAACGTGGGTTTTCCTTATCGACACCACCAAACTCCAAAAGGATTTCTGGGACATGTTGGTAGTTGTCGTCTGGGATAATACCGACTTCTGTGAGAACGTCCATAGTAAATTTGCAGACCACGGAGCCGATGTTATCGACGTCGAACAGTCTGCGTGTAGGATAGTAAATTGTAAAAGTTGCCCTGATGGGCTTTTCGACTGGTGTTAACTCTCGCACCTTGCCGATGATGTTTATCTTGAACATCTTTTTCATTTGATTGGCGACTTGGAACTGCCAATTTCGATACGCTCCCAAATTGAGATAATGCATCTTTTTCTTTCGAACACCTATTTCCAACCTAATCGGAACATCGAATGACTGCTTTCCCCGCCCAACAGTAGGCGAGGATGCAGATTTTGTTTTCTTAGCTGTCATTAAAAGTCAGAAGAGTCGCTGAACTCAGCAGCTGGACCTTCTTCAACGAAACCGTCTTCTTCGTCAAACTCATCAGTGCCAGCAGAACCAGAGAACTCTACGAGATCGATGATCTGCATCTTACTCCAGATGTGACTAAGACCAACAGTCTTTGTTGAGGCCATGAAGTAGGGGTTCGCAAAGCTAACTACGCGGATCACAGACCCATTGCCTACGAGAGGTGCTTCTTTGCCAAGAGGGTTGCGTTTAGCATCCACTACGAGGATTTCACCACTATCACCACGTTCACGGCGATCAGTGAGGTCCTTGAGTTTGTATTTGAAAATGATGTTTCCAGTCAGTTCACCAGCTTGGTTAACTTCTTCTTTGTAGACTGGAGCCTTGCGGACATCACGTGCCTTAGCTGGCCCTAGTGTTTCACAAGTCTCGTTGTAAGCGATATCTACTAGCTTATCCAACTTCTCGATATAAGCTTTGACAGCAGGATCATTAGGATCACACACAAGGTCAGTAGAGTACTCACCCTTTGCGTTGAACTTTGTGTCAGGTTCTTTGAACTTGCACCAGAGGGCTTTACCCTTTGGGCTAGCTACGTTCATACCTTTTACAGCGAATGGTTTGTTATATGCCATGGTTGTCTCCTTAGGCTTTGGTGGGTCTTAAAGCTTCTTTAAGCTTCTTAAAGCATCTTATAGCTTACTATTATTAATTACTATTATAGTTACTATTAATAGTTAGTCTTTAAGCATCTTTAAGCTTCTTTAAGAGAGAGTGATATTTATTATCAGAGATTTAGGTTTCTACTATAGTCGGCTTCTATTGAAAGTTAGCTGAATATGTACTTAGAATCCAGCACCTCTTTCAGGTCTAGTGTGTTCAGCATTACCTCCTCTGGTGACTGCTCGTATGTAGGGTTAACAGTGTTCACGAAGATGTTCAAGGGGTCCTTCTCAAAAAGCTCTACAAAGGTCTCACGAACTAGTGTGTTTAGGTCTTCTACGTGACCAATAGGAACACCGTAGCTGTCGTGGATCATGTGAAAGTTAGTACAGCCTCTATCAGCGAGCTTTAGGACTGTCGTAGCCAACAGGGCAGCATCGAGACTGTGAATGAAGTTAGGTGCGATACCATTACCCATCCTTAGTTTGTCGAGTGTGTCTGTTGGTGTCCGTATAGCGATCCTTCCGATAGGCGTTCTGATCTCCTGCAAGATACGCTTGCCAATCCTCTGAACCACTGGGAAGTTTGTTAGAGGTGTCTTGTAAGCAATGTGTTCTCCTCTCTTAACAAGGTCTTGTGTGACTTCCTTAAGGTACTCTTGACCAGCCTTAGCTCCCTTCACGATCTCTTTAATGGCCCTGTCGTTGAGGTCTGAGAGCAGTTTACAGACTACCCACATATCACCAACCCAGAACCGCTTGTTGTTATTCTCTATCTCAGTGAGTTCAAACTTCAGCTGGTCGAACATGCCACGTTTGGTCACTGAGTAGGGTTGAGTCATAACGTTACGCTTCACAAGACTTCTAGACACCTTACCTTTGAAGCTGTCTGCTATCGGGGTTGTGTCTATAATGATCTCGCCCCCTTCCTTATCGACGTAGTAGAACACTTTCTGGTAGTCACCTTCCTCAAGGTACTTGTTCACACGATCTGCTACCTTCTGATAAATGTCCTCTCTGGTGTCTCCAATCACGTTTACTGACCTAGCCCCCTCAGCATCCCGTAAGAGGCCTGAGTAAAGCTGTATGCCGCTGCACGTGGCATCTAGGGCGATGGGTAGGCGGCTTTCGAACCCTGCTGGGTCCTGTTTGTAGTCAGCGTACTCAAAACACCACGCCAAGAACATATAAGGATCATCAGAACCTCCCCAGAATGTCCGATTAGCCATCGGGTCTTCTGCGGCTGCTAGGATGTCTTTCTCTAGCACCAACATCTTAGAGATACGATCATCATAAGGAAGCTTGTCGAACCCATACGTGTTAGCCCCGTGGATTATGAACCAACGATGCTGTTCCTCTGTTGTGATCTTGCTACCTGTTGCGAACTCCAAGAGCGATTTGATGTTCCCAGAGCCTTGCGGCTGTAGATGTTGCTGAATGGGATAGATACGGCCTCTGCTATCGTATTGATAACTAAAGTAAATCTCATCTTCATTTAGATACTCCATTGCATTTGAGAGGATCATATTCTGCATCAACGCTTTGCCGTTGTTTGCGATGCAGATGTCACGCTGGTCCTCGATGTCTTTGTAACGTTGGCGGATCATCTTCCTAGTAATAGGTAGTCCCTTGTGTGGACCGTCTTTGTGAAGTTCACCGTAGTTGTGAGGGTTGATGTAATCCTCTGGTTCCATGAAGGCATTCAGAGGCAGTCCCCCGACAAGGCGTGGGTTGTGTCTAGGGTACTCAGGGTCCTCGATGTTGCTAGAGAACACATGGTTCATCACCTCGAACACACGCTGGTTAATGCGCCATGGTGTCGCTTGTAGTGTGTTTAGGATCGTTGCTAGGTTCTCTGTGTCGTTCTTGTTGAAGTAGTTCTGAAGGATACCACGTGTTTCGTTACGAGCCTTGATCATTGAGAGTTTGTAGATTGAGTCGCTGTAATAACCTCCACTTCCTTTGTATGTTGTCCAGTCTTTAGGTTTCACCAAGAAGATTGGATACTTTCGGTAATCCTCTAGCAGGATATCACGGCTCTGAAGCACCATACGGTAGCACTCGTCGGTGTACACGATATGCTTGGTTGTCTTCTCACCTTGTCGAACAGTCCGTAACTCGATGATGTTGATACCACTCTTCTCAACGATATCGATCAGTACACCCCCTAAATAGGCTGTTAGAGGCGTTAGGTTGCTATCCCGCATACCATCCTGACGGTAAGCAATCTTTAGCTTCTCACGACGACGAAACTCAACGCTCCTGTACTGATAACGATTGTCGATGTAGGATGCCACTTTCTTATCTTTGTTCTCTAGACGTCGAACTAAGATGCTATCGTGGATGTTTTTATTCAGTGTACGAGCCATGTGTGACACAGGCACCATGTTCTCTTTCGAGATGTAGCGTACCATCGTAACGAGGATCACATAAGCAAGGTCTTTAGGTGCGTTAGAGAACTCCTCTGCTAGCAATGTTCTGACACTGGCTGGCTTACCTCTCAAAGGAGCATTGAAGTACTCAGTGAGTTTCTCTGCCAGCCTGTCGATACTATGAAGGAGGATCATTCGACCCTCCAGCAACTCATCTGAATTTCCCGACTCTACTCGCTTCTTGATAACCCTAAGCAATCGTTCGTGTGAGTAGTCGTTAGCAGCTAGTTCAAGTTCTAGCTGTCTCGCCATCCTGTCAGTCATTCACTACCTCCTTGCGACCTAGTGTGTATGCTCCTTCTGAGAGTTGCATAGCTGAAAGCACCTCATGCCACTGAGTAGGTGACATCATTACCATATCAACTAAGATATCTTTTCCATGATCAATTATCTGTCGGATTGTCACGGAGTCGTCGAAGATGATCACCTCTACATCTGGAAAGCTTCCCCCGTCATCGAGGGAAGTAATCGTAGCGCTCTCGCCAAGGTCTGTGTCCATTTCTACTGTAAACATTGTGTGTCTCCTTATACCTGTTCAAATTCTACTTCATCAGCTAGGTCTAGCAAATGATCGGTCAGTTCTGTTGGAAGCTTCCAAGGATCGAAAGAGGCTCCAGCAATAGTTACAGTCAGTATTTCGACATTCTCAATATCGAGTACATCAGAGTTAGGCACACCATAGTCCGTCCAAATGCCTTCTGCTCTGAATTCAATAATCAGATCATCGCTATTATAAAATGCTTGTAGTTCCATGGTGTGTATCTCCTTTGAATGGTGTAGGTAGTACTTAAGCGTCCTTACTAGGGTTGTCAAGACACTGTTTGAAAACCATCATCGCTATTTTTGAAGGTTCAGTGTTAGGCATTACACCGAAAACAAGGTGTAGCATACTTCCTGCGACGTTAGGCGGTACTTGGTTTTCTGTGAGTATCACAAAGATGTCAGCAGGGTGTCTGCCTTCGTCTCTAGCCTCACCAACTGATAGTACAATCCTAGATACGAGATCGCATTGCTGTTCGTTACTCATAGACCCCTCTGATCTGACAGGACCTGCAAGGACTATCAACAACAGTAAGGTTACGATAGCAGCTGCACACATAAGTTGAAAGTTTCTCATTTTGGTTTTCCTTTGCTCGTTCTTTAGCTCTTTGACGTTCTTCGTCGGTCATTGGTGAAATCATAGGCCCTCTGCATCGAATGCAACGATCCACTGCTTACAGATAGCAGATCGAATGATATCGTCGGTAGTGAACTCAATTACTGGTGCATCCATGTTGTATTTTTTAGACAGATGGATAGCCTTGGACAGTCCTGATTGCTCGTTAATGTCTGACTGTTTAATGTCACCATTCATAACCAGCGTGCAGTTCTCACCTACGCGGGTCACAACCATCTTCATCTCTGCGACTGTCATATTCTGTGCTTCGTCCATGATGATGTAAGCATTGTCGAAGGATCGACCACGCATGAGAGCCATGGGTGCTACCTCGATGTTTCCATTCTTGATAGCTGTCTCTACTGCCCCTTTGCCTAAGTGCTGCGTAAGGACGTCTAACACAGGCATAGCCCACGGTAGCGTCTTGTCCTCTAGTCCGCCCTTCAGGTAGCCTAGATCACGTCCTACAGCCACGTGAGGGCGCGTGATGATGATCTTATCGATCTCCTTCGAGGTGTACTTGTTGGCTGC